ATATTCTTCTTGACGGAAAGAGTTCGCCACCGGCAGGAACTGGTATTAGTCAGGAAGCTCTGGATAAAATCGTAGCCGACGCTGTAGCAGGTGTGAAATAATGCTTCGAAAGTGTCAAATTTGTCGGAGTCAAGATGGAACTAATCGAGTGAAGGTAGATAGTAAAGTGGTCTATCTTTGCAGCAAGTGTTTACATAATCTAATGAAAGGATAGCAAAATGGAAACGTCAGGAATTACTACAGGAGATGTAATTAGTCTAATCTCTTACATCATTGCAGCAGCCTCAATCCTAGCTAACTTCACTAAGAGCAGCTCTGACAATATCTGGATGGCAAGAATTGGCAAATTCTTTGATATGTTTGCTGCAAACTATAATAAAAAATAATGGCTGAGGAATCCAAACTTTCCATCCGAGATAATGAAGAACTACAACGCGTTCTTGGTGCTTGCTATCTGAGTACCAAGGTCGCATCTCGGGTACTGTTTCCTGAGCGGTTTTATCGGCCGTTTTCGGAGCTTCATGATCAGATCTTTGATTTGCTGGATGATCCTAAGAAGCAACGTGTGGCTATAGCTGCACCTCGTGGATTTGGTAAGACAACTATTGACACTATTTCTTATCCAGCAAAGAAAATACTTTTCAATGAGAAAAAGTTTATCGTACCTATCAGTGCCACGGCTACGAGTGCTGTGCTACAGGGGGAGAATTTAAAAAGTGAACTTAAATCCAATGTTGAAATCCAGGCACTATTCCAACCTGTGGAGTCCAACAGGTTTTCGAAGGAGCAGTGGGTTACTTCCTCCGGAACTATGGTTATGCCCAGGGGTGCTGGGCAGCAGGTGCGAGGTGTGCTGTTCGATAGATACCGACCTGACCTCATCATATGTGACGACTTGGAAACAAGTGAAGGTGTGCGGTCCGAAGAGCAACGAGAAAAACTACTCGACTGGTTCTTCGAAGATGTATGCAATTCCGTTGATAGGGGGTCTAAAGATTGGAAAATAGTATTCGTCGGAACAGTGCTTCACGAAGACTCGCTTCTAGTCCACCTTCTCGAGGATCCTGATTGGCACTCGGTCTGTCTTTCGCTTTGCGACGATGATCTTAAGTCGAATTGGCCAGACTTTATGACTGATGAGGATGTTAAAGAACTTCATGCATCTTTTAAGCATAAGGGAAAACTTGACTCGTTCTACAGAGAATACAGAAATGTCCCGGTATCTACGGAGGATGCAACGTTTAAACAGGAATACTTTAAAGATTATAATGAGGTTGAACTATCTGCGACGAAGAAAGTCAACCTCCAAAACGTTGTAATTATTGACCCGGCGAAGACTGTTAAACTACATTCGGCTGAAAGTGCTATTGTGGGAATAGGAGTGGATCGTGAGACACAAAAGATTTATATTCGAGACGTGGTATCTGAAAAACTTTACCCCGACCAGATGTATGATCAAGCCTTCGATATGGTAAAACGTCTTAATGCCCGTATCTTGGCGATAGAAGTAACGTCCCTTAATGAGTTCATTGTTCAACCTATTAAAAATGAGATGCGGAAACGAGGCATCTATCCACACTTTATGGAGCTAAAGGCTAGAGGGAAGAAGGAAGATCGCATTGCTGGGCTGGTACCTTTCTATCGCCAGGGTTACGTTTTTCATAATCCTACGTGCTGTGGTAAGTTGGAAACTCAACTGATGGGGTTTCCTCGATCGAGGCTTTGGGACGTTATGGATGCTACAGCTTACATAATCGAGGTTCTTGAGATGGATCAATATTACTTTGATCCGCCGGACTTGGGTGAGGATATGGAGAAGGAGTATGAGGAACTGGAAAATGATCCTGCTATGAAGTGGGAAAGGGTTGTATAGTGGCTGAGAAGAAAATATATATTGGAAGTGTTGGGCCTTTTCTCTACGATGATACTGATAATATAGATGATCCTGATGGAGACTTTAGTGGTCAAACTCTTAAGGGCTTAACTACAGACGGTGTTGTTGCTGCTGGTTCTATGATACTCGATAGCATAGATCTTTATGACACTAATAATTCTAATGTTTTGGCTCTTACTTGGAACGAAGATGATACCGGTGATAGAACTCTACAAATGACTGTCAATGCTGGTAACAGAGTCCTTGCTCTACATGGCAATCTGACTGTGGAAGCTGCATCTTTAGTAAACCAAGATCTCACTGATGACGCTAGTCCTACTTTTGAGGCTCTTACTATGTATGGTCTAAATGTATTAGTTAATGCTGGAGAAGTCATAACGAATGATGGGGAGGTAGTTTTTGTCTAGACTTAATGAAAATGCTATAACACTTTTGGCTAGTGCTTCAGTTGATCTGCAGAATGCTGATTCTAAGACCACTGTCTATACTGTACCTACTGGAAAGACTATGGTTGTAACTACGGTTGTAATAAGATCTCCAAGCGGCTCTTTGGCTGGTGGTACTGATTTTGATATAGGCTCTGGAGCTAATGCTGATACTTGGAAACAAACTAATGATCTTTCTAGTATGACTGCTACTACAGATTATATGGTTATAACTTCTGAGAATACTAAATATACTTTGGAGGCTGCAGCAGCTGCATTTGGTATCAAGCCTATCACTGGCGCCACTGCTGATGTAACTGCTACAATGGACGTTTTTGGCTACTTATATTAAATTTTAATCAAAGGGTTCAATATGCCTACGATACAAATGACAGATATTCCGGCTTCTAGTATGAAATACTTGCAGGACAAGTATGATTATACTTATCCTTTGGGACTAGATCTTAGACCAGATTCGGAGCTGCATCAGAAACTTAGGGACAAGATCCTTATGCGGGCTTACGAAGCCAGTGGAGCTATTAAGAAAAGATTTAGTTCTTGGAACGAGGTTGATAAGGTCCTCTCAACCTATATCGCTCTGGATGAGGATGAAGAAGATTTGAAGTTGGATGATTCTCGAAAGCCTGTGTCTATAGTCTTTCCATACTCTTACGTCATACTTGAGAGCATTCTATCTTATCTTTTGGCCGCATTCTTCCAGGAGCCTGTTTTTCGCTATGAGGGAGTTTCGCCTGAGGATACTCTCGGTGCTATTATGATGGAGAAGAAAATCGACCTTGATTGTAATCGCAACAAAGTCATGCTACCACTTCATACTATATATAGAGATTCCTTGGCTTACGGGTTTGGGGTTGGCGCTCCTGGTTGGGACGTGGTGATGGGAAGAAAGACGGTTAAACAAGATGATGGGTTCATAAGCGCTTTGACTCAGATGTTTCAAAAAACTGGTCAAAGCAGAAAAACCGTAGATGCTACACTATTTGAAGGTAATGATCTTACTAACATTGATCCTTACCTCTGCCTTCCTGATCCTAACGTCGCTATTCATGAGGTTCAGAAGGGTGAATACTTCGGGTGGCTGGACAGAACTAATTACATGAAGCTTCTGTCTGATGAGAAGAATATCAAAGGGGAGTACTTTAATGTCAAATACGTACGTGCAGTTACTTCAAAACGGAGCTCGATACACGCTATCGATCAATCCATGCGGGAGGAGAAAACTGGAGGTCCGTGGAAAGACGTAAATACTTCCCTTTACACTACTGGAGTGGATGTCATAAGAATGTACGTAAACCTCATTCCTAGAGAGTGGGAACTAGGCTCAGGTGAATATCCAGAGAAGTGGCTCTTTGCACTTGCGGCCGACGATGTTGTGATCCAGGCTAAGCCATTAGGCCTCAATCACAACAGTTATCCTGTAGCAGTCGCGGCACCGGACTTTGACGGATATAGCTCAAGTCCTGTGTCGCGAATTGAGATCATTAACGGGCTTCAGGGACTTCTAGACTTTGAAATGAACACTCATGTGGCTAATATCCGCAAAGCCTTAAATGATATGTTTGTAGTTGACCCTTATCTCATTAACGTGAATGATGTTAAGAAACCTGGGCCTGGTAAGATCATCCGTACTCGCCGCCCCGCTTGGGGACGTGGTGTCAAAGATGCTATCATGCAACTAGGCGTGAACGACGTCACTAGAGGCAACATAGCTGATGCAGGTTTTATCTCACAACTAATGCAAAAAGTAGGTGGAGCCGATGATCCTTTAGTAGGATCGTTACGTCAGGGAGGTCCTGAACGCTTGACGGGGCAAGAGTTTCAAGGAACCCAGCAGGGTATGTTTTCCCGACTTCAACGTGTCGCTCGGATCATCGGCCTCCAGTGTATGCAAGATATAGGTTACCAGTTTGCTTCTAACACTCAACAGCTAATGAGTGAGGAAGTTTACGTAAATACTACTGGCAGGTGGCAAGAGACTTTGATGCAAGAGTATGCAGATTCTGTTCAGAAAGGCAAGATGAAAGTCACACCTTATGACGTCTTGGTTGAATACGACCTTATGGTTCGTGACGGAAGTGTGCCTGGGAGTAACTTCTCACAATTCTGGGTAGAAATTTTTAAGATTGGTTTGCAGAATCCTGAAGCTGCTACTGGTATGGGCTTGGATATGGGCAAACTCTTTAAGTATGTTGGGAGGAATCTAGGAGCTAAAAACGTGGATGAATTCGTTAAGGTTCGTGTGATGCCTGATGAGCAAGTGGGGCAGCAACAAGATCGTGGAAACATAGTATCTATGGATCAAGCTATAGCGGGAGGTGCAGTATAATGCCTAACTTAAGGGATTGGGAAGACTTTGAGCGTGGCAAGTTTTGGAAAGAAATAGTTTCTGAATATACTTTGTGGCTCGAAGACATTCATAATGAACTTGAAGACAACGGTGGAGATAAACCTGACAAGGCTCTTCATCGACTTGGTGGAAATGCTGAGGCTTTACGTAACTGTATGCAAGTAGTAACTAACATAATCGAAGCGCTTAAAGCGGAATTGGAGGAAGAAGATGACTGAAGAAATTACGACACCTGAAGGGATAGAACCTAAGGTAAATGCTGATCTGGTTAAAGAAATCGATGAGATGATTGACTTCATGGATGGATCTGAAGAGGAGACTGGAGATGAAGGAACAACAGATCCTGGAATTTCTGAAGAAGGAGACGAAGACCTCGAGGTGGTTAAGGAAGGTGAGGGTGAAAAGGCGGGTGGAGAAGATACGACACTTGAGGACCCAGAGTTTGAGGTCTCGGGAGAAGAACCACCTGCGGGAACTGAAGTTGAAGGGGCGGCAGTGGTGGAT